TTATCATCTACGTCTTTTGTTGAATTCCATATTTGATTAAGTTTGTCTATCCATCGGGTCATATTACCTTTGAGGTTTATGGTATATTTCGTTTTCGGTTACTATTCTAAATTTAATTCCTCTGCGTTTACACCATTCTTGGGCCGCCGACCATTTTGCTTTATTTAATATAACCGCGGCCTTGTCTTTTCTACTACGTGATTCTGTGAGACCTGCTTGCTTGCTAGGTTTAACTTCTACTAGTTCTATATGTTTTCCGCCATTTTTATCTGCGTAAGATAATAAAAAATCAGGTATGTATTTTGTCATCTTTCCTGTAAAAGGATTACGATAAGGTATTGCATGACTTTCGGATGCCCAACATTCTACATTAGGATGACCATCACACAATTTCATAAATGCTAATTCCCATCCTGATCTGTAAATAGGAATATGTTTGCCTCTGTATTTATTAGGATTTTTTGGTTGGAAATATCCTTGTTTAAATTTTATACTCTTTCTGGCCATTAGTCTACCAGTTCTTTACTTACACTTTTCGGAATGACGTTTGTTACTATACCTAATTTATTATTTGAAGGTCGTGTATAATTTAATCGTGTTAACAACGATACATCTAAAGTTAAATAACCATTAACTACAATAGGTAATATTTTATCATATGGTTCGTTATACCATTTAGATAAGGCTAGTATTTCATATGCAAGAATTTCTGCTGATAATGCTGATACATTGTTTGAAACAAGTTCGCCAAATATTAAATCATATAAACTAGAATTAAATTGAAAATACGGAGTTACATCTTGGCCCAACAATCTTTTATCAAAATATTCTGAAACAATACCTTGGCGCCTACGTAAATCTATAGCATCTTGTATACCGATAGAAGCATTTTTAGTATATGTTTTAGTTACTTCCATTATAGACCACCGCCCTCGGTGCCACGCTCAAATTGAGGAGCTAACGGGTTGCCTTGTTCTGTAACAGGATCTTGACTGTCGGCGCTACCACTTTGTGAACCAAACTTTTCATCATACCAATTACCTACTGCCGATGCCCCTCTACTAATCCAGTCCGGTCCGTTATTATCAGGTACCTTTTGATCCCCATAACTTACACCTTCGTATGCAAATTGAACAGTCCAGGTAATGGGTTGAGCAGTACTATAATCTAATGTATCATGTTGTACACTTGTTATTGTAGGATTAAAAACTGTTACAGGGGATTCTACAGGTTTATTTCTTCCACCATACTGTCTAATTATTTCTATTTTACTAAAAAAGTATTTTTCAAAATTTATTGCAGGTTCATCTACTGTTCCTAACGATTTAGACGGACTCCGACCTGGCGGAGCATCGGGTTTTGTATCGTCTGCTGTATTAGGAGGTGATGCTGTTATAAATCTTTTTTCTTTTGCTCTACTGGTATCAGTAAACGGAGGTTGAAATCCAAATTTATCTATAGCTGGATTATCCATTACCACATCAGGTACATAAGCTCCGACACCATAATTTTTCGACATTTCTCTGCCATCTTTATAATACCATGCAAAATATTCTTCTAAAACTGTCTGAAATTTATTATCTCTAGTATCGATAAATTTAATAGAAATAGGATTCCAATTTACCTTTGTTTGGATAATTCTCTTTCTATTATATTGATTTAATGTTTGAGTATCAAATTGGTAACTAGGCAGATCACATGTTTGAACAATTAATGATAGATCTAATAACATATCTCGCCATGCTTTTTTTCCACTTCCTTCGTTTCTTGTTGTATAAAATTTTACAACAAATGCATGTTTAGATCTAGGTAATTCCGGCAAAGGCCTGCCGCCGGAGGTAACTGTTCCAAAAGAGTGATCAGCGTAGTTCCGTAAGATCTTACCAAAATACGCCATTCACACTCCTTTGAATTAACCGTTACTGTTTGATGTTGCGCCTAATAAGGTACCATCTACTGATTGCCCTTTAAGTAAATTAAGACCTACATCATCTTCATGTTTAGCATTATCATATCTAATTGTTAGATTAATAATTTGGGCATCGCTTGTTGCGTAATTAGATTCATTATAAGCTGCAGAAGATATAAAGCATCCACCTAATGTCCATGTATCTAAAATATCAGGACCTGTGTTTGAATCATTCCTGCCATCTAATGTATCTATAATTGTAGTAAATTTATATTGGGCTCCGGCCAGTGGCGCTGATTGTTCGTGGTGATCTATTTGATTTTGCATCTGAGAATCGATTAATTTAATAACATTATTATCCACATCATCTCTTATTACAATAGTAATAGGTTCCCAAGTATGCTTACCAGCAAGATAAACACGAGAGTTGTACACATCTAATGTGACTTCTTCGTGTGTTAATGTAGGTCTGGTAACACTAACTATTTGATGTGTTAGGGATTTGCTATCTGCAGATCCACCTATACTTCTAAATTCGACTCTAAATCTATATTGCAATTTAGGCATCAACACAGGAGTAGTCGTGCCACCTGTCGGTACTCCAAATTTTGTTAAATTTGCCATTTACATGTCTCCTTACCACGTTCTATATTATATGTATTTATAAGATTCCGTCAGAATTTTTGATCAAGAAAAAAGGTAGTAAAATAAATTTACTACCTTTATCTTATATTATAATGTCCCTGTATTTACTATTCTAATTGGGATATAAATAAATTCTGCCGCTTTAGCAGGTTCGATTGCAATATCAATCCAAAGTTCATTTTTGTCTATTCTTCCAGCTGTATTATTTGTTTCATCACAAACAACTGCAAAATCATATATGCCTCGTTTAGACATAATGTCACCTAAAAACCTTGAAACTGCTTCTGCTGCCGAAGCTCTAGTTGATTCGTCGTTTGGTTCAAATGCAAAAGGCCTTGCAAGAGGATCTAATCTATCTCTTAAATAAGCAATCAATCTAGCAACATTAATTCTATCTAATGCACTTGATGCCGCAGACAAGGTCTTTTGTCCATATACAAATAGCCCTTGTCCTGGAAAGTTTGTAATTGGATTAACTTTTGCGGTGTATAATGTATCTCGTTGGCCTTGATTTAATGCAACTGCACTAAATTCGCCTTCACTATCTAAATAACCAACATTTGTTGCATTAGAAATAAGACCTCTAGTTAATCCTGCTGGTGCAAACCAAGGATAAGCAACGGAATCGTTATAATTCATAGTTCGAAGCACCATATGTGATGCCGGAACCACAACTGATGTTCCGTCGGTGTTTGTCGCTAATCCACTTGGATAGTATGTTGCACATTGCGAGCCTGAAGTAATCAAACCATCTTCACCGTTTTCTGTTGTACTTGTGCCTGCTTGCCATGCTGTTACTCCACTCGGTGTAAGCCTAAATGGTGTATCTATAATTACAAATGCAGTTTCTTTTCTATCTACATTTAATGTCAGCATTTCGTCTGCACATTCAGGATAACCAGGGGATGCAATTAATGTAATATTTGTACTATCACCCCTAATATCCGAATTTGAAGTTAACGCAGCCTGCATTGCTTTTACAACCACTGCTCTTTGGGATTTTCTACCAAAATATCCTGCTCCGTTTGCTTTATTACCAGCCGCTGTACGCCATTTATGAGTTGTTAATTCTGAACTTACATATTTCCTTACTTGATATTTTGAATGAGCCATATTAACACACATCATACCTTCTGGATATAATGCACCATTTGGAGCATTTGCTAATCTTGTAGCACCAGTATTATAACTAGTATCTGCAAGAGTTGCAGTTAAGTCTGCAAACACAACTCCATTGGCTGTTGATTGATCTGTATTATCTCGAGCATCCCATGAACTTGTAGAACTATTATACACTTTAATTAATGGATAATTATCTAAATCGTTAGTGTCAACCCAAACATCTCCATTACCTGGTGACGTTGGTGCTACTGTACTATATGATCCAACTGCTTTAGGAATCCATATATTTGATGTGTTTATATATAAATCTATACTACTTGAACTATCATACCATAAAGTACCGTCAACAGTCTCGCCTACAATAGCTGTTGCACTTGCTTCCATTTCGTTTGCCGCGGCATATGTACTTGTAGCATCAGCAACTGCCGCCGAAGTAGCCAAAGTGCCAGCAAATCTTTTTAATGCAATTTCTGCAATATCATTTGTTGTGTCTTCTATTGCATAAATTGATCCTGCAGGAGGAATAACACCTCCGGTTAGTGTAACTGTAGGCATATCTGTGTAACCTGATCCTGCGGCTGTTTGAACTACATCTGTTACAACACCATTTGTAATAACTGCCGTGGCAGCACCTGCTCCTGATACAGTAAGAGTTGGTGCAGATGTATATCCTGAACCGCCATCTAAAATAACAAATGATGAATCAGCACCTGACGCTGGGTCCGATTTTAATGCACCACCATTTAAACTTGTAACAATAATATCTGCAGGTCTACCACTATCAAAATTACCTGGTTGTGCCGCAGTAGCATCATCAGCATAAAATTTTACTGCTTTAGTATCAAAAGAACTAGTGTTGGAAGAATAACTTTTAATTACAAGGCTAGTGCCTTGTCCATCGGATGATGTTTTAAACCATAAATCTTTATTAGCAGAGCTCGATGGTTGAGCAGATGAAGGACCTACTATTACTGCACCTCTACCTGAACCACCATTTAATACACCTTTGTTACCTTGACTAACTACTTGCCAATCCGATCCATCCCATTCAAAAATTCCAGCATCTTCAACATCTGTTCCTAATGCTTTACCTGATGCATTTACAACGGCAATTCTAAAATCACCTGTTGCTGCTCCATTGGCTGCTGCGGTTGGTGCATTGGCTGTCATTTGTGCCGCGGTGAATGGTGTTACTGTTTGCTTAACCCATGTACCTGAATATGAAGACCATTCAAATAATCCATAAACAGAATTAGCAGTATCCCACCAAATTGCTCCGTTTGCCGGATTACCTTTTGGTTCTGTTGTAGTTGGTAATAATTGTGTTGTGTTAACATCGGCTCTTAACACATAAGCTCTATTAGCACCGCCTAAATAACTATATGCCGCAAGTAAACCATATTCGTTTACTTCGTCGCCGTTAGATGCGGTACCCGAAACTGTTCTAAAAAAAGGTGTTCCGTATGTTTGGATAAGTTCTCGTTGACTAGTTATAAGTTGAACTTTGCCTTTATTGGCGGCTATTGTTCCTGATGCATAACCTGATCCACTTACATGTGCTTTATCTTGTCCTGTAGCACATACAATTAACGGAACAGTACCTGCACCAGCAGAGCCATAAAAACTTTCATCTATAACTGAAACTGCAACACCTGGTGATACTAAAGTTGCCATATTAATTCCTCACTAGTAATGATTAAATCATTGTTTAAATTATTTATCGTGAGATCAATAAAACCAGGTGGTTATAAGGGGACTATATTTATATTAAAACTTAAAGATCTTCGATTACCAGGACCAAAATAAGGATAAACAGTATGAAATAACCATGCAGGCCATACATATATATGTTTTACCTCTGGACGAATTAAATATGTATTTGAAGATATTAATTTATCAGGTAATACCATCGGATTATATATAAATTCGATACAACCATTTGCATATGGTGTTTTGCCTTTTCGTGCCCAATTCTTAGGAAATTCTGTATCATAGTT